TTACATCCACATAATTTGCTGCCCTGACGGCAACGGGTGCGGCCTTACGGCGTGGACTTCTCCCGGCTTCACGATGTATCTCTGTACCGACTCATAGGTGATGAACGTGGCGCTGCAATTCACGTTCTGGCACTGGTGATAACGCTCTTTTGTCGTGTCAGTGATATAGCGGCTTGTACGCGCATGTGCGGCATGCTGGCATAAAGGACAATGAAACATCGCGAGCACCTCTTCCGGTTTTGTTGATGGTGTTATTTTAGTTAATTTATCCTTATAAAACAAACAGATAAAATAAAAACATCACTCATCATCTTCTGTTTCGTACTCCACATCAGAAAGCCTGACCTCAAGATCTAAGGACGTCGTGAAGCCGCTATTATTAAGAAAATGTGTCACCTTAGTGATTGTCCAGTCCTGCTCGTCTATGACGCGCTTAAAGCCTGACACTTTATCGGCACTTAAATCGCCGTTCGTCTGCGGGTCACTGCCCGGCATCGGGCAAAGGCTCACTTTCGGGCATGCGTTGGGGACAATCACTGGCGTCGGTGCAGGCGGGGCGCTGGTGCAACCGGCGCACAGCATCAGGCAGGTCAGCACCGTACCAGCGGCGAAAATCTTCGTTCTCATTAAGTAACCTCGTGATGGTTTTCTCGCGCTGTGCTTCACGCTTCGCGGCGTTCTCCAGTTCCTGACGCAGTGCCACCTGCGCCATCTCGTTTTTGTCTGCCCTGGTAAGGGCAACATGAAGCTGGTTTTTCAGCATGGTGATGGTCGTCTGCTGTTCACTGGCGACGTTGTTCGCCCTGTCCAGCGAGGCGCGCAGGCTGGCGTTTTCATGCTTTGCCAGAAACAGCCCCGCCACCGCCAGCGATAACAACACGACCAGCACAATCATCAGCTTTGACATAATTCCCGCCCCTCAAGACGCTGACGACAGGCTTTACGTATCAGCCGGAAGAACACCGACGCCACGAGATAAATCAGCGCGGTAAAAATCCACCCGGCGGCGACCAGCGCGATAAACGTCGCCACCATCACCACCAGAGCCGCCGCCCGTCTGCGCCACGGCACCGGCTGCAAAAACAGCGCCGTGACAATCTTCACGGCCAGCGATTCCGGCGGCAGCTCCCGCCCGTAGCGTTCCAGCACATACTCAGTGGCATACACGCCGACACCACCGGCAACCACACAGATAACCGTCGCCAGAATCGCCCAGGCAGCGACAAAACTGACGGCCACGCTCTGCGGGTAAATCAGGGACAGTGCCAGCATCAGCGCCAGCGACACGTTCAGCATCAGTGAAAGGGATAATTTCTTCATGGTGTTTACTCCGTTTAAGCCGGTACGCCAGACGGTGACCAGTTTTTCCAGTGAATGCTCACGCTGACCGTAACCGGCACCCGGCAGGGACGCCCAGATATTGCGACAGCGTGAAATGGCGCGCTCAATGCGTCCCGCCCGGATGTCATCCAGTGCACCGCGTTCGCGGATCAACTGAATGGCGAGCCTGTCCTGTGACAACGGACTGAAATCCGGCAGGGCAAGCTGTTTGCGGTAATGCGGCCAGAACAGGTAAAGCTGCTGATAGCGACCGGAGGCCGTGGATTTTTCACCGCGACGGTTAAACACCTTCGCCGGTCGGCCATGCGCGAACGGGTGGTCACTGTAGTCGGTGAAGATTTCCGGCTTCCCGTCCAGTCCGGTGACTATCACGTCATAGCCACGGTTTTTCGTCAGCGGATGATTCGCCGTCCCTTCGGACACTGCCAGCATGTCGAGAAAGGCGGCGATATTCTGATGCGTGTTAATTACCGGCATTACGGTTTCCCCCTGCCCTTAAAGCGGCGCTGAATGGCAATCTCAATCACCTGATAACCGGCGATACCCAGCATGGAGCCGATGCCGCACACCGCAGGCAGTGACAGGTCAGGAAACTGCACCAGAACAACACCGGCAACCATCGAGACAAAACCACCGAGCAACATGCGCCCGATAAACAGACGCGGGGTGATGGGTTCACCACCGGCAAGCACCTTGCCGACAACAATCAGCACCCCAATCATGAAAAGCGACAGGACGCTTTTTTCTTCTGCTGTCATGCGTTACTCCCACAGATTGACAGTTTCAGCCACGGGCGCGGTCTGAACGTCGGGCAGTTCGACGGCGGTGCCGTGTGGCAGCACCGCACCCAGTTCAGCCAGTCCCGGATTTGCGGCGAGCACGGCCTCGACCACGCCCTCAGTGCGCCCGTAATACCGGACACAAATGGCGTCGAGCGTGTCGCCCTGTAGCGCAAAGGTCTTCATCAGATTTGACTCACGATGCAGCGCGGCTTGTCCTGGATACGCGCCACCGCCCAGCGCATATCCCGCCACAGCTCATCAATGGTGCTGTCAATGCTGTCAGCCTTCTTGTCGCCTTTCGCACTGGCATCCACGCCGCGGTAACGCTCATAAAGCGACGCGGTCGCCATCGCACACACGGCGCGCTCGTAGTAAAAAACTTTGATGCTTTCACCGTCGATGTCGTCCGCCGGAACGTCCGCCAGACGCGTAAAACCGGCGGCAATTTTCTGTTCGCGGTACTCGTACAGCTCCGCATTCGTCTCCGCCATGCCTGACTTGATGGCCTCACGCAGACGGGCGGGGGCGACGGTCTGCTCAAGGCGCATACGTTCCCGGACGCGCTTCGGGTCGATATCGGGAAAAAAGAACGTGTTTTTAATCACCGGCTCGTCGCCTGCCGGTTGCGGGATGACCACCGTACCCTCACCGGACACGGGAGCCTCCTTTCGCGGAATAATCAGCGTCATCATGACTACCTCAGAAAAGTCGGGCGGTGGACGCCGGAACAGTGTCAGGTGATTCACCCACACTGACCGGCGTGCCGCCCTGGCGCGGGGCGCATTCGGTTGTTAACTGGCTTTCTTTTTCGGGCGTCCACGTTTTGCCGGTGTCACGCTCCGGGTCTTACGCGGGGTACGGGTGGCCGCTTTGGGCTGCGGCTCCGGCTTCGGTTTCAGCTCCCGCTCCAGTCGTTCAATCTCTTTTTTGACGCCTGCCTGACAGTCGAGCTGTGTCGCACGTTGCAGGTGCGCCAGCGCACCGGCGGCATCACCACCGTCACGCAGAAACAGACCGGTGATTTTGTGCAGCTTTGCGCGCACTTCATCAGGCATGTCAGCAGCGGCAGTCAGTTCAAGGGTCTCCGTCAGCAGGCGGGTATCCACAGACTCACCGGCAGCGTGGGCACGCATGGCCGCAAGCGCGACCTCCTCGGTGAACATGTACGGCGGGGTGCGGCGGTGTTTACCCGGCATGGTCAGACCGTACTTCAGGGCATAACGGGCAATCTCCAGCGCACCGGCAATATCGCCGGTATCCAGACGCCACAGCATGACCGTCATCAGAATGTCATCCTGTGCGCCTTTGCCCTGCTCCAGCACGCCGTTCACCCACGGCAACCAGAACGGCAGCAGTTCGCGTTTTTTCGCGGCCTTCAGCTCTTTTGAATAAATCGCTTTCAGTGTGCGCTGGTCTGCGGCGAGCTTAACCAGCATCTGCTCATAGACAGTTGCATGTCGCAGCGGGGCGGCTTCCCGCTGCGCGGTCATCGCTGCCGAGACCCGCATCATGTGGCGCTGTGCGGGACTCGTCATCGGTTACGCTCCCGGCTCTGCGGTTGCCCTGGCCGGTGTGGAGAAATCACCGACCTTAATTTTTTCCACCAGACAGCCGGCGGCGTAGTCTTCCACCACGTAATCAATGTTCATTGACTCGTAGTTCTCCACGCGGTCGAGTTTCGGGTTTTCCTCAATCACGCGGCGATGGCTGTCATCCATGTAGTAGATGGACAGGTTTTCCAGCTTCGTGATGAGCATCGCATCCGCCGGGAAGTACGGGACGCGTACCGCCGGCAGGTTACCGATGCGTTTCTGGCTGATGATGACGTCAGCGGCCAGCATTTCGCTGTTGTCCTGCTCCTTGTTGACGATGGGGAAATACTTGTCCGCCAGTAGCTGACGTCCCACAATCACCACAAGGTCAGGGTCTTCCTGATACCACGGTTCAATCAGGTTATTGGTCGCATCCATCACCAGTGCGTCAAGGCTGGCATAATCACCGCCCTTGCCCACGCGGATAACCTCAGAGGTGGTGCGACCTTCCTCGTCAGTGACCTTGTTCATCACGCGCGCCGGAGCTTCATTGCGGTATTTCTGCAGCCAGCCGACCGCCACATCCTGCAGCATCGGATTGCTGCTGCGGTCAGAGGTTTCGGCACGCTTCACGCCGTTAAAACCGGCCATGATGAAATCAAGGGACTGGCGTTTGATAATGGCATTACGGATACGGAGCTGGAAATCCTGATAACGCGCCCACAGGTCCAGCGTTTTGTAGCGGATATAAAAATCGAAGTTAACCTGGTCGCATTCGTACTTGTTGGACGCCAGCTTCGAGAAGTCCTTCGGCTGACGCTCGGTGCCACCGGCGGTGTCGGTGGTGCTGGCAATGGGGCCGGTGACACCGATACCAATTTTTTCCCCTTTCATTTCGCTGACCGGCACAATGTTGATGCGGGTCAGAAAGTCAGAGGACTCCTGCATGGTGTTCATCAGGGTCTGGGTGACCGACGGTTCAACGGTGAATTTTTTCGACACATCACCGGCGTCGATGCCGTTCAGTTCGGCAACACGGGACAGGTAGGCATTAAATTTTAAACGGGTTTCCTGGCGCATATTTGTTCCTGAAATTAAGGGTTAATCGTGAAGGTTTTCCCGGACTGACTGACGCCGGTCAGCAGTTCGTCATCAGGGCGTCTCCGCCACCGCCGGTGGCCTTGCTGCGGCGCTGCTGGGTCAGACTTTCGGTGTGGTCGAGACTGTTTTTCAGGCGGGTGAATGCCTGGCTGGTTTCATCCGCCCTGTCAGTCACCTCCTGCTTAAGTGCGGAAAAGGCGTTTTCCATCTCAGCGAGGCGCTGCTCAGTGGCGCTCAGTTTTTCCTGCACATGTTCAGCAACAGCGGTCACCGCTTCATGCACGTCATTCAGACGGGCGTCATCGCTGGCCTGTTTGCGGCCAAAAATGGATTTCACCTTTTCGGTCAGGGCGGTGAACACGGTTTCAGGCAGGTCTTCAAATTCCAGCTCAACGGGCGTTGCCACTGAAATCAGGTTTTCAGGGCTTAATTTGAAGCGGTTCAGGGGGTTGTGTTTTGCCGTGCGGCAGAATTCCAGATATTCCGTGCCGAGGCTTGCCGGGTCATCGGTGACGGCCAGCCCCACCAGATAACATTTGCCGGTGTTGGCAAAGTTCGGCTGAATCTCCATTGAGGTGTAGACCTTCTGCGCGGCCTTGTTCATCGCGATAAGGTCATCGGTCGGGGTGATTTTCGCAAACAGCGCCCATTTGCCTTTCAGCGCCGAATCATCGTCAATCTTTTCGGCCTTCAGTTCAGCCACATCACCATAACGTTTAAAAATACCGTCAGGCAGGATGCCGCGCAGATGTTCCAGGTTAATACGGCAACCATAGACACGCGGGTCAAAGGTTTCGGCCATTTCCTGAATATCCTGCGCACTGATGACACGCCCGTCACAGGTGTCACCCTCAACGCCGATACGAAAGAATTTTGAGACTTTTTTTGCCATTGTCAGGAGTCCTGAATAGTGATTAGAGGAGTCACATGTCGGCATCAGTTTCCCGACGATGCGCATCCTCCGCCATCAGTCCCGGATGGCTTATCACTGACACAACAGCACCTTAGCGAATCGCGGGGCGCGACTCAGTAGCCTTGCCGTGTATTCATCACGGCGAGGTATTCATGACCATCACCACAGACACCACTCTTTTACACGACCCGCGTCGTCAGGCGGCGCTGCTGTACTGGCAGGGGTTTTCCGTGCCGCAGATTGCCGCCATGTTGCAGATGAAACGCCCGACGGTGCAGAGCTGGAAACAGCGCGACGGCTGGGACAGCGTTGCCCCCATCAGCCGTGTCGAAATGAGTCTGGAAGCGCGGCTGACCCAGCTCATCATCAAACCGCAGAAAACCGGCGGTGACTTCAAGGAAATTGACCTGCTCGGACGCCAGATTGAACGACTGGCACGGGTCAACCGCTACAGCCAGACCGGCAACGAGGCAGACCTTAATCCGAACGTCGCTAACCGCAACAAAGGCGGGCGGCGCAAACCGAAAAAGAATTTTTTCAGTGACGAGGCCATCGAAAAGCTGGAGCAGATTTTCTTTGAGCAGTCTTTCGAATATCAGTTGCACTGGTATCGCGCCGGGCTTGAGCACCGCATCCGCGATATCCTGAAATCCCGTCAGATTGGCGCGACGTTTTATTTTTCCCGCGAGGCGCTGCTGCGCGCCCTGAAAACCGGTCATAACCAGATTTTTCTGTCGGCCAGTAAAACGCAGGCGTATGTGTTCCGCGAATACATCATCGCCTTTGCCCGTCTGGTTGACGTTGACCTGACCGGTGACCCGATTGTCCTGGGCAATAACGGCGCAAAACTGATTTTTCTCGGCACCAACTCCAACACCGCACAGAGCCATAACGGCGACCTGTACGTCGACGAGATTTTCTGGATCCCGAATTTTCAGGTACTGCGTAAGGTGGCATCAGGTATGGCCTCACAGAGTCACCTGCGTTCGACCTATTTCTCCACCCCGTCCACGCTGGCGCACGACGCCTACCCGTTCTGGTCAGGTGAACTGTTCAACCGGGGACGCGCCAGCGCCGCCGAACGCGTGGAAATCGACGTCAGTCATAACGCCCTTGCCGGTGGGCTTCTCTGTGCGGACGGCCAGTGGCGGCAGATTGTCACCATTGAGGACGCCCTGAAAGGTGGCTGCACGCTGTTCGACATTGAGCAGCTCAAACGTGAAAACAGCGCCGACGATTTTAAAAACCTGTTCATGTGTGAATTTGTTGACGACAAGGCGTCGGTGTTCCCGTTCGAGGAGCTGCAACGCTGCATGGTCGACACGCTGGAAGAATGGGAAGACTATGCGCCGTTTGCCGCCAATCCGTTCGGCTCCCGCCCGGTATGGATTGGTTACGACCCGTCACACCGTGGCGACAGCGCCGGATGCGTGGTGCTGGCACCGCCGGTGGTGGCCGGTGGCAAATTCAGAATACTTGAGCGTCACCAGTGGAAAGGCATGGACTTTGCCACCCAGGCGGAATCCATCCGCAAACTCACCGAAAAATATAACGTTGAATACATCGGGATTGATGCCACCGGCCTCGGTGTCGGCGTGTTCCAGCTCGTGCGCTCGTTCTATCCCGCCGCGCGCGATATCCGCTACACGCCGGAAATGAAAACCGCAATGGTGCTCAAGGCAAAAGACGTTATCCGCCGTGGCTGTCTGGAATATGACGTCAGCGCCACCGACATCACCAGCTCGTTTATGGCTATCCGCAAGACCATGACCAGCAGCGGACGCAGTGCCACCTATGAGGCCAGCCGCAGCGAGGAAGCCAGCCACGCCGACCTCGCCTGGGCGACCATGCACGCCCTGTTAAATGAGCCACTCACCGCCGGTATCAGCCCCCCGCTGACATCCACCATTCTGGAGTTTTACTGATGAGCAAGAAAAAAGGGAAAACACCGCGACCTGCGGCAAAAACAATCACCGCCAGCGCCCCGAAAATGGAAGCATTCACCTTTGGCGAGCCGGTGCCGGTACTCGACCGCCGTGACATTCTGGATTACGTTGAGTGCATCAGTAACGGCAGATGGTATGAGCCACCGGTCAGCTTTACCGGTCTGGCAAAAAGCCTGCGTGCTGCCGTGCATCACAGCTCCCCGATTTACGTCAAACGCAATATTCTGGCCTCGACATTTATCCCGCATCCGTGGCTTTCCCAGCAGGATTTCAGCCGCTTTGTGCTGGATTTTCTGGTGTTCGGTAATGCGTTTCTGGAAAAGCGTTACAGCACCACCGGTAAGGTCATCAGACTGGAAACCTCACCGGCAAAATATACCCGCCGTGGCGTGGAAGAGGATGTTTACTGGTGGGTGCCGTCCTTCAACGAGCCGACAGCCTTCGCACCCGGCTCCGTGTTTCACCTGCTGGAGCCGGATATTAATCAGGAGCTGTACGGCCTGCCGGAATATCTCAGCGCCCTTAACTCTGCCTGGCTGAATGAATCGGCCACGCTGTTCCGCCGCAAGTATTACGAAAACGGCGCACATGCCGGATACATCATGTACGTCACCGATGCCGTGCAGGATCGCAACGATATCGAAATGCTTCGCGAAAACATGGTGAAGTCGAAAGGCCGCAACAACTTTAAAAATCTGTTTCTCTATGCCCCACAAGGGAAAGCCGACGGCATTAAAATTATCCCGCTCAGTGAAGTGGCGACGAAGGACGATTTTTTTAATATCAAAAAAGCCAGTGCCGCAGACCTGCTGGACGCGCACCGCATCCCCTTTCAGTTGATGGGCGGCAAGCCGGAGAACGTCGGGTCGCTGGGTGATATTGAGAAAGTGGCAAAGGTCTTTGTCCGCAATGAGCTTATCCCGTTACAGGACAGGATCCGCGAGATAAACGGCTGGCTCGGTCAGGAGGTCATCCGCTTTAAAAACTACTCACTGGACACTGACAACGGCTGAACATCGCCGCCTGCGGGCGGCTTTTTTACACCCCGTCATCACGCCCTCACACGCTCACCACCGCACAAAACATCCCGCAGACACACCAACACCCCGGCGCACAATCTAAACGCCATCACGACGCGCTCAGACGCTGAAAAAATAAAATCAGCACCACCGCCAGCGCGCAGTGCTTTCCCCGCCTCGCCCGCCCGCTTCATGCAGGGCTTTAAATGCAGTGCAGCAGTAATGGTCAGAATGCGCCAGCACTGATGTCAGATACCAGAACTGGCATTTAAAAATGAATGCAAATAAATGCACCAAACTAATTACTTACTGACAAAAAATAAGTAAAATCAGGCGCAAGTTGGCATTGAGACCCCTTTCAGGGTATTAGGAATAATTATTTCAGGAGAAAAAATCATCACTTCCTCTCCAGATTTTTTGAGATGCGCTGTATATTGCAATGAATACTCAACTTGCGGAAATTCATTATAAATATCTTTAATTTCCTTAGCATTATCATAAGAAACAAGCCAATTTGGGAAATTAATTTCTGTGAGTTTCTTCATAACCAATACATGATCATCATGCTCATAAAAATTCCTGTAAAGCCCTTGCCCTTTAATATAGTAAGGAGGATCCAAATACAAAAGAATTTTATTTTTATCCACCTTTCCCATATTATCCATAAAATTCAAGGCATCAAGAAAATCCAAAGCATCCAGATTAGTTACTACTATTCTTTGATTATAATTTGCTATCTTCTCAATTCTTGAAATTAAATCCGCCCTGTTAAAGCGAACATCCATTTTCCATTTTCCATTTTGTGATTTCCCACCTATAACCCCCGCCTTGAGAATACCTGAACGATTTGTTCTATTTAAGAAAAACGCAGCAAAGCCAACCTCAAGCTTAGTAAACTCAGAAGGATTCGAAATAACATAGCGATGAAAAGACCATTCATCCATATCTATCTTTGCTCGGCTAATAAGTCGGCAAAGCTCATCAGTATCACTAACAACAGATGACCAAAAAGAATAAACAGCAAAATCTGCATCATTTATATAGATTTTACGGACATACTCTTCCAATAATAATTCTAAAGCCACCCCTGCACCACCAGCGTAAGGTTCTGCATATGCTCCATCATTCAACGAGTTTTTTTCAATAACATCTTTTAAAAAGTAAGATAACTTACCTTTCCCGCCGGGGTATCTTAATGGAGTATAAAATTTCATAAATCCCTCTCATTCCTGATTTTGTAGTTTATCAGTTTCTGGACATCCATGTCCAGATGTAGACAAATCTCACTCACTCCAAATAAGGCTTAATAACAACTCAAAGTTATCCCACTCAGTGTTGACAGCCTCTTTTGAGGGAATTAAGTGTGGGTTATGTACATACTGCTGCAATGAACCATCATGTTTAGTTATTTGGCTCGAGAAAGTTATTACAGCCGTACATTGACTCCCCGTCATCTTTTTATTTTCCCGAAGGAAATTAGCACACATTTTAACCTTATCATGAAGCCCTGGAGTTCTATGCGGTTCCTTAAATTGTAACTTGTTTTCTTCAACAAAAGTGCTTACAGAGAGATCTATAAATATTCTCAACAATATTGAGATAGCATTAGGGGTATTATCAAATGTCAGATGCGACTTAAGCTCATTAAATATTCTAGAGCATTTTTTATGCCCTCTAAAATTAAATTTCACATAAGATGGCACCAACACATTACGATCTACTTTAGGAGGAGTTTTTCCCTTGCTTTTATTCTGTTCCGTACCCGAAACTTTAGATTTACTCTCTTCTGTGCCTACATGTCTAGAATAATCATCTTCCTGTTTATCCATACCTGTATTCTTTAAGGCATCACCTTCTGAAAGACCTACTTTCTTTACACTCACAGAGGCATCATTTTTGTCAATAGAATCATCTTTTTTCTCTGTAAGAAAAGATTTAGGCTCCAGTAAACTCCACGGCTTATCTAAAAGAGATTCTGAAGGTTTTATTTTTTGTTCAATAATAAATGTAACCCTGTCATCTTGGCTACGAATCCTATTAACAGTAAAACAAGCCTTACCTTTATCATCCTCTTCAATCATTACATCTAAAATATTTTTTAATTGTGCACAAAAACGTTCATAAGGCTGATATGAGTATAGAACTCCATTAATGCTTTTTAAATTAAAATAATCCCTCACCTTTAAATCACCAAAAAGACGCGTGATGTTTGTGATTTTTAAAAGTCTTTTTTTAGCAATTATCTCTTTATATAAATCAGTATTGAACTCTATAAATGTAAGTATTTGATTACCAAATGACTGCTTACCCATCCTAGCCAGATGCCGTGCTTTTTCTGTTGCAGTCCATTCAACTCTTCCAACTCCAGCATTTTGACCAGTATGCTTTAAATTAACCCAATGCTCATATTCATCATCGTCAAAAAGAACGCAGTTATCTATAACATTAATATCTTTAAGCTGAGTAATCTTAAGTTTTTCAAAAGCTTTCCGTGCTTTTTCTGTTGGTGCAAGTCTAGGAGAGTGTAAAAGTTTAAGGGCTGTAACTCGACGATTACCTTCAGCAACGACGAAAAAGCCAGATTCCTCTTCACTAGGATAAACTAATATGTTTTCAGACGGATCTAAACCTTTCGAAGCAATATCTTTAGCCAAGCGATAAATGCGGTCGTACTGCAAGTCAAGCATCTTGGCAATAGCATCACGCTGATTTTCTGCTGACGTCGGGAAACGAGGGTTATCAACATCCAAAAGTAACTTATTGATATTCATTGATTTTAGTTGATTCATCAACATATCCTCTGTTGAATCTTTATGATAAAAATTAATTATTTTTATCATAAATGATAGCGTAAACATAGTCTTATGAACGACATCAGCCCTGAAGCTTCAAAACTATCATTTACGTTTGCGAGGCATCATCTATCACATTGATTTATAATAAGTATCTTTATCTTCACTGCATTGCTCTCAAAAAATCACATAGATGGAAATTCCCCGTTGACACACTCCCAAGTGATGCAGATACATTTCAAGTGCTTCATACACATGATAACGGCTATCCCCCTAAATTCTGTGCGTTTCTTTTCCCTCCAGCACAAGGTTGAAATATCTTGCGTGCAGCTTTACTTTGTGAATCTTTGTCATTATGTCCGCGCCATTACTGTTGAGAATCCCGGCCACTCATCAGCGACCGGATACGTGAATTTTTTCCCGTCATAATTTACGGTCGCGCCACGCGCCAGCGCCTCAAGCTCCCATCGCTGCGGCCTGATACCGTTCTGAGCAAGGTCAACGCGGATACGGGTAATTTGCATTCTTTCCGACCGGGTCAGTCTGGCCGATGGTGCAATTTCATGTGGTTTTAACGGGCTTCCGTTTCTCTGCTGACGATTTGGTGTTCTCAGCCCGTATTTTAATGCGCCCCTGAGCGCCCTCACGACCTCCGGGTCATTCCATTCGATAACACCGTCATCAACCAGATTAAGCACTGCTGCGGCGTGCTCAGAAGGCGTGGGAGCCGGTAACGAAGTATTACCGCCGGTGATCTTTCCACAGTTATTGACAGGACTCCGAGGCGCGGCGATGCCGCTTTTTAAAGTCAAAGGCTCAACGACCGGCACTTTCGGCACAATGCGCCAGTCCATGGTTCTGGTGATATGAATATGACGCGCGCCGAGATGCGGCGCGTAAATGCCGACCACTCTCTCGACTTCTTCCTCGTACTCGTTAACGTCATCCGACGGGCTACGGGCGACCCTGACAGTCTGACAATCGCGCGGGACATTTGCCCCGCCCTGCGCGCTGATATACAACGCAAAATCACCACTGTCTGCGGCGGCGCGTGCAGCCTCGACGCGTTCGTCAAACTCATCAGCAATGCTGACGCCGCGAGGCAATTTGCGTAGTTCACGGTAAGCACCCATTGTCGGCAGGCCAGCCGTTTTAAATTGCGGAATGCGCCACGTTGACGCCCATGCGGTAACAGCCGCGGCAGTATCTTTCAGCGGTCTGCCGGTATCGTTATCGAGCTGCCCATCCAGTGCATAGCCGTCGATATTTTTTGAGATGTATTTCGCGATATACCCCGCAGCACCGCCCCGGTTAAGGTGTTTTGCCTGAAAACGGTTTCGCGCGGCTCCTCTTTCGTCACCATCCTCTTTGAGCGCATAGCGACGCATGATTTCGATAATCTGGTTACGCTGGCGTGGATTACAAAAAAGCATCATATGCCAGTGCGGCGTTCCGTCGTGGTGTGGCTCGACGACTCGCAAACCGTAGACCTGTAAATCATTATCCTTGAATGCCGTGCGCATCAGGCTCCAGATGCGGCAGAGATAACGCTGCGCATCCTTTGGATTAAATGCCTCATCATTCCAGCCGTGATTTAGCTGGACGGTTTTACTTTCGCCTTTTCCGACCTGACGTGTCGGGTGATACTTTGACGGCGCGGTCAGAGTGATAAACATCCCCACATCACCCTCTGCGGCGGCGTAACGCTCAATACCGGCGATGGTGTTCATCAGCTCCATCCGGCGAATTTCAGGATTAGAAATACTGCCCATCACCTTACTGATAAGGTCGATGCGCTCGCCGGTTTCCCTGTTTTCGAGGTCACACGATTTAAGAAATTCCAGATTTGCCTGGCGGCGTGCACGCACATCACGAATGGCATGTTTACTGGCATAAGGAGAACGGTCTTTATTGACCTCCCCGACAGCAATCAGTAACGCCTCATGCCAGCGCATACGCTGGCCTTTAAGCTGATGAGTCCACCACTCATCGTTAAACAGACGGGCAATGGCAGAATATGCCTGCCTCGTGGTCATCTGTCCTTTACGGTATTTTTTCCAGTAGAGAGGGGAAATATTGAAAGCACGTGCAGCGCCAGCAACATGACCATACAGATGCGCCTGCGCCTCATCTGTAAACAGCGATTCTTTCTCGCCATGTGCATCAACCCATGCATCGCAGAGTTCCTCATACATCATGAAAAGCTGCGATGAGATACGGGCGGCAAACTTTTTCAGCTCCTTGTCATTCATTCCCGGCAGGCGCGCATAATGGTCACGCTCTGCCAGAAACAGCAACGACGCGTCAGTGTTCATTTCATGACGCTGATTAACGCGCTCAATGCGCGGCCATAAACGACGCTGAAAAGTGGATGTGAGGAAATAAAACCCGTGCACCGGGCTTTTATTGCGCCGGATGTAGTCATAGCGTGAAGTAAACAGCGAGCGCAAAAAGTAAGGCAGGCGGTTAATCGTGGATAAAACACCTTGCACCTGACGCATCTCGTCACGTGTAAGGGGTCTTTCGCGCCCGACGGCCTCGCGTGGCGCGTTCCATGCATAAGCACCGGTAAACGCCTTACCGGTGCCTGCAGCAAATGCTGACGGAGGGACAAAACGCCCGGAGGCTTTAACGGCCATATGAGCCAAAAGCCTCTGAACAACGCCTGCTGAGTTGCTCAACCTGCGCGTTTAAATCAGCAAAAGACTTTGCGCTTCCGGTCAGAATATCGTGATGCATCAGGCCGGAAACGAGCTGGCTTAATTTCGGATAATAACCAACCACCGCCAGCCATTCCTGACCGGTGTTTTTACCGCTTTCCGCTCTCTTTTTCTCGTGGAGAATAAACTGAAAGCTGTCACTGGTAACGACATAACGTTCGCCAATTTCAATACGAATACTCATGCCGTTCTCCGGTAATGTTTGTTTTTTGCTTCAAAGACTGACTGGCAGGAAACACAACGCGTGGCTGACGGATAAGCCGCACGACGGGCAGCAGGTATTGGCGCGTCACACTCTTCGCAAACCAGCGCAGAAGCACCGCAATGTTTTACCCTTGCCGCGTTAATCTGACGCTCCAGTAATTCAGCCTGTTGTTCCTGAATAAAATCTACGTTGTCCGGCATTACCAGCTCCTTTTGTCGTTCAGCTTCTTAAATTCATCAGCGCAATAGCTGGCGATTTCTGTCGTTAATTTTGTCAGTTCATCCACGGATGAAATTTGCTTATGAAATACAGCGCGTTTAACAAGTAAATTGACCACATCAGACAGGAGATTTAATTTATCCGCATAAATGGCTATAGTTGATTCCACCATATCCCCAGTGTTTTTATCGCGTTTAATATCAGCTAGCGACAAATCACCATTTTTCATGACTGAAATCTTCAGCCAGTTATTAAGCAATATATTTTTCATTCGCTATATGCCCTCTCCGCAGAATCAATCATTTCCCGGCCATTATCGGTAATACAGAAACCTTCTCTTGATTTAGTCACAAGCCCCCATTTCCCCATTGCTATAAATGCTTTTTCCACACGACTAGGACAGGAGCGGAAGACATCGCTTGAAGGATGTAGTGGAGTCTTGTCATCTAATTTTTTAAGTAATGAAAGTTGATAATCTGTTAAGCGTTTCCTGAACCATTTTGTATTTGTCATCTCCAACTTCCCTGTTATTTATTGAGTCCTAGATTATGGAATTTGGCAGACTCCTGACTGAGCAACTCGACTATCTCCACGCGGGATAACTCCGCCTTTGTGATGTGGCGAATCATGGCATCAAGATGAGACGAAAAGCGCGTTGCTGCATCGGCCTGTGCTTCGGTTCTGGCCTGTTGCAGCATTAATGCGTATTTACCGCACTGATTTTCAGAAACTGTATGCATGACTTTCTCCAGGCAAAAAGAAGCCCCGCACGATTAAGTGCGTTAAAAACTTTGGTTAATTACTTAATGCAGATATTGCTCTGGTTTTACCGACGTCAGAATTGTCGGTGCATATTCAAACAGACTGAATAATTCACGTAATGCACGGAATAAAGCATCACGCCAGTAACATGACTCTTCATTAATTCGCCAGTATGGCTGATTAAATTCTTTTTCTGTCAGTCGTGCGTGCATAAATAAAGTACGGCGCTGACTGACAGTTAAAAAGCTAATATATGCATACTCACTTGCACCGACCTGACGGCGTTTTGAGAATGCCCCACGCAATTCATCAATTGCACAAACCAGCCGTTCACGTTCGACGTCGTTCATTTCTTCAAAACGCATCGTTGCATGACGCTGTTTTAACTGTGCATGGAAGCAAACCGTTAGCCGTTCGCGCTCCATCATCTGATTATAATAATCACATGTCTCCTGCCAGCGAGGGACGGCAAGATGCTTACCAATTATCCGGCGCATAGTTGCTGGTTGTTTTTCAACGAGATTGAGCGTCATCACTGTCATTTCCATACCCTCCGGCTTTTCAGAAAGGTCAGAGCCTTTTTTAACGGACTCTGTTTTTTGGTGCGGATAATGATTCCCTTACGCCCCTTACCGTGGGTAATGGTGAAGTCAATCGCCCTGGGGCTTTCGTTACGCAATAACTGAGCAATACAACGAGGCTCGTTCATCCTTTCCACCTTAAGCCGCACGGCCATGTCTTGATTTGCTGTAACTAATGCGATTTTTCCAGTCATGCCATTCTGTCGGAGCTTCATCAACTAGTTGGGCTGCGTACTTGTCCCACTCACGGCGATTAATCCATAACTCAGCATGACCGCCCGGCTTTAATGGGTCCGTCATATAAAAGGCTGGTAACTTGCCTGCTTTCGCCATTTCAGCAACAGCACGAGGCGTCTTACCGATGTAAAGAGCAAATCCCTCTTTCGAGAGCAAATCCGACGGTGCGGCTGCAAGTTTGATGTCACATTTTTTACTTTTTGTGAGATCAGATACTTTTTCTCCAACATCGTTATTCATTTCTGATCCAATACTCATTTTGATATCCTCAACTTTGGTGCCATTCAACCAGAGCTATTTGAAGCCGCTCTGCGTTGTTCTGGCGTGTCGCATACAACATAAATTACGAGATACGACAATTCATGTCAAATACACAAATCACATCTCAAGCAGAGAAACTCGCACTTATTCGGGAGTCAGAAAGAATGACAAGGAAGCAAGTTGCTGAATTAACTGGAATTAACTACAACACCTATGCTGGATATGAGCAGGGAAAAGTAAAGATGTCTTTTGACGCAGGCATGAAATTTTTCAAGCCTGAAAGATTTCGCAAGTACCGTGACTGGTTCATGTTTGATGAAACTGATCCCGCTGGCGGACAAATAGCCCCGGCGCTCGCGCACATTGGGCAAGACTCAACAACCTTGCACCACTCAGACCAAAAGACTGGCTGACGATTTATTCAGCATATGTATGCAGTAAATGTACGAAAGAAAATTGCATTAATTTTCAAGTAGTAGAAGTAAACAGCGTCATCGGAGGGCTTTATGTCTATTAAAAAGCTCGATGATGGTCGTTATGAAGTGGACGTCAGACCGCAGGGTGCAGATGGAAAACGTATCAGGCGGAAATTTAAAACTAAAGGTGAAGCTCAAGCATTCGAACGTCATGTACTGGTTAACTACCACAACAAAGAGTGGCTGGAGAAGCCAGCCGACCGCCGAACTCTTACAGAGTTGTTAGGCAGATGGTGGATATATCACGGAAAATCACATGAGCGTGGAGATATTGAACGGGGGCGTTTGACGACAATAATCGCCAAATTTGCAGAAATGGGAGTGTCCAGAGCTGACCAGCTAACAAAGAAAACGATAACTGATTATCGCGTTGTAATGATGAACGATGGTCTAAAACCAGCCAGCGTAAATCGGCATCTGGCAATAATGAGCGGGATGTTCACCAAGTTAATTGACGCCGGTGAATACCATTCTCACAACCCGTTCCGTGAGGTTAAGCGATTACGTGAAGCTGTTACAGAAATGGCTTTTTTGTCCAGTGAAGAGATTACACGGCTGTTATCCATGCTCGATGGTGATGAATTAAATGCGACTCTGGTCTGCCTTTCTACTGGTGGACGCTGGAGTGAAGTGTCTAATTTAAAAGCTGAACACATCATTAACCAGATGGTTACGTTTATGAAAACTAAAAACGGAAAGCGCAGGACAATTCCCGTTTCGCAGGACCTGATTAAACGGATCAAGACCAAAAATTCAGGCAGGCTTTTTAATGCCAGTTACTACAAAGTGCGCAACGCTCTCAGGGAAGTAAAACCCGATTTACCTGACGGACAGGCAGTGCATGTTTTGAGGCATACATTTGCCACACATTTTATAATGAATGGAGGTAACATAATCACATTGCAGCGCATCCTGGGTCATTCTAACATTCAGCAAACTATGACCTACGCACACTTTGCACCGGATTTCTTACAAGATGCAGTGACTCTTAACCCGGTGTCAGGAATGTCCATAATGCGTCCATAA